TTGGGTATCAATATTCCCCTTCGTCAATTGCTGTACCGTACGGACGAAACCACTAATCACATTGCCGCGCAGGGCAGTACCATCCTGACCCCAATAGCCGGACTTGTTCACGATATCCACGATGAGGCAACCATGGCGGATTCTTGCCCGTGGCCATGGCAACGGATCACCCGTGAGCCACCTCCGGCACGTCACCATCAGCTGTGCATCTTCCAACTTATCCTTGGCCATCTCATGCCAATACTTCATCCGGGACGACACGATCGTCCACGGAGAAGGGTCAGCGCCAAGCGAACCCGGCGCGATTTGGATTGCCCATCGGGAGGTGTCCCAGGTGTCGAGCCATGATGTAGGGTCTAACGGGTCGTTGGGTAGTACCCATGCTGATCCTTCTAGCCGCCAGAGGTTTATGGCCAATGCGCATTTTAGTGCCCAGGCAGTGGGACCCATCATGATGAATGTCCTGGGGAATTGCACTGGGGCGGGCGTGAGCGGATTGGGCCACACAAGGATGTGCTTGAGTTCTTCGTAGTCGTGGAGAGCTTGAAGCTCTAGCAGTCGAGTGCCATCTGTGTTTTTAATGATGTTGACGCTGGTGACTCTGCCACCCCAGCGGGTGCCGTCCTTGTCGGATGTGATATGGATATTTTTCACGTCCCGACTATCGAATCGGAGGATCCATGCGGATATCCAGTGGTCGATAGGTAATGTAATGGTTGCCCCGCCGGTGTCGTTGAGTTTCCACTGGGTTCTAGCCTCTATGACAACTCCGGTGATGGTGCCAACATAATTCCAGTTACCGTCCCAAATCCTGATGAGGGGTTTTGTTTTGCGAGCCTCGGCGCGTTTTGCGCGGGTTTGCTGTCCGTGTTTCCAGGCTGCTTCAAGTTTCTCGTGGGGGATATCACCAATATATGGTGGGATGATCTGCATCAGGCACCTCCTCCGTATGCTCGCTGCCAGTGCTCCACCATGCGGATTTGGCATGATGACAGGTTCGCTTCTCCGCCTTCCACTTTGACGGCTATTGCTTTTTGCGTCGTGCGGGGTGGTATCGGGTAGAGGAATTCCACGCCGCCGAAACGCCCGGCGAAGTTGGAACCATCGCTGGCCACGTAGGATTCTTCCCGCGGGTGCGTGTTGATCGTGAGCGATTGGATGCGGGTGAGCGCTGGGCATTCGATCCTGCGGGGTCCGGCGCTCAGGTTCATGTCGGGGATTGTCCATTTACCCGGCCCAGTGAGTGTCCACATGGGCCAGAGCTCACAGTCTGCTGGGTTTTGCACATAAAGGGTTCCCTGACTGGTGCCGCTTAGTGCAATCTCGGACACGTAGGTTTCCCCTACCCAAAACGGCATGGGTGCTCTAAGAGTGATGGTCATTTGCGACCAGCCCCAAATTCGCGGGTCCCGCTCGGATTTCGTTTGGGTTTTCTCCAGCTTCACAACATCCAGGGTTCTGGTGGAAATATCCGTCGTTACCCGGATTTGAGCAGGTCGAATATAATCGAAGCTGGCATAGAATTCCGCCTCGATTTCCGACCATGCTCTCTCATCTCCCACAATATCGAACGCCAACACGAGGTCCAAGGGTTCGATGTTATAGCTGAGGAGGGTTGCGCCGTCCTGGGATGCGCCTTGCTGCCAAATCTGTTTAAACGGTGCCTCGTCATGGAGGCCTTGAGGGTTCTTCGCTAGTTCTACGCCCTCGCGGCCCATGCCAGGACCGGAGACTGTCCACAACTGCCCGTCACAACCGATAATCTCAATCAAGGCGGGGGTCTCAAACAAATCCAGTTCCGATGCCACAATCTTCTCCTTTCTTGTTATGCACCTTCGATGGCCATGACCAACTGCTTTGAGTGCATGTCTGCGCGGCGTAGTCCCTCGTCGACATTGTTGGTTTCCACGTGATAGTGCACTTCAATCGTTCGTCCTTGCGCAGCCGTGGCGGGTCTGAAGGATGATGCTTTAGCTACTTCCCGGGCTAGCTGAGGTTGGGCGTTGATTTGTTCCAGCCACGGGCGAAGATGCCGTGCCGAAGCTTCACGAACTACGAACTCGCCGTTGGACAGTGTGGATAATATGGCGTCATCCATAGAGCCACCGGGGCCGGTGACTAAACCACCCAAGGCGAATGCTTTGGGGTTCAGACCACCGATCAAATCGGCGCCGACAATCTTGTCTGTGGCTATGCCCGGGTATTGGGATAGCATATCGGCCGCTATTTTCTCGGCGTTCTGCACATCCCTAGCTTTCGAGTAAGTGGATTTGCCGCGGGTATCAGATGCTTTATCACGGGTATCCATCCACTGCGAATACGCCTTAACGATAGGGATATCATCGGAAATCCCCACTAGCCCTAGGGCGTCTTTCACCTGGCCGGACACGAAATCCTTAGCGAACTTACCCAAAATTTCAGAGAAAGTTGATGGGGTGTTCGATTTCTTTTTCTTCGACCTCGTGCCGTACGAGTCAGGGTTCGACCGTGATGATTTTCGGAAATCCTTCAAATCATTAGCAGACACATCCGTCACATCGGATAGATCATCTCCCGTATATCCGCCACCATATGAGGGGTCGGAATAATCCCGGGGCTCATAATCATAATCCGAATCCGCACCCCTAGAACTAGAACGGGATCCCAGAAGCGAATACGAAAGCGCATCATCATTGGAATCATAGGAAGATGCCAGATCATAAGCATCATCGGAAGACTTTGTGCGGACCACAGCATCAATATGATCCGCATCTGTAGCAGAATCCGACTGCTGCTGTTCAACGATTTCTTCCAAATCTTTATCCGCTGGTACCTCCACCTCCGTGAAGAACGCACCTGGTAAATATGCGTGCTCGGTGAACTGTGGGTCGTCAGCACCAGCAGCGGCACCACCGTATTGCCCATCGCCGCGTTCACCGCCCATTTCTACCGCCACACCAGACGGGACAGTGAGGGCGGTATGTCCTTCCTCACCATCAGGGTCAGTGCCGAACCAGCCGACCTGTAGATCCCCGAAATCACCGCGGCCGGTATTAAAGCCCAAGTTTGATAGGGCTTTGGCTTCCATGGCAAGCGAGAACTGGTCACTCCACGCATCCAACCCCACAGCGTAACGGCTAATGGCACTTACCGCACCTGGGCCATCACCCCACTGTGTTTGCCCGTACGGCTGCCCCTCGATCTCGTGGGCGAACTCGTCCAGTTTTTGGATGGTAATACCACCGTCAGCAAACCTCCGGGGAGCTTGTGGGGTAACGTCTGTCCCATCGTAGGCGACTTTAGTGCGGGTAGTCTTTTCTACCACGTCAAAGCCCATAATGTTTGCGGTTTGAGCCAGGATCTGGGTGCTACGTTTCCGCTTTGATGGGGCCAGTGGAATGAATGCCTCGCCTTGGGTTTCGTCTTCAGCCCATACCAGGTATGAGCCGCCGGGGGCGATTTGGGCATCCTGCTTCGATAGGCGTGTGCCGCCATTAGCGTAATGGGTTACTCCCCCGTCACCGTAGCCGGTACCAGGATCATCACCATCATTATCATCACCGCCGGTGAGCATGTGCCACATGTGTTTAATGCCAGACCACAGGCCCATAATTAGGTCTTTACCAATCTGGACCAGCCAGCTACCAGCATTGTGGAAAGCATCAAGGATGGAATCTTTGATACCGCGTACCCATTCCATGAGGGAATTAATCCCCTTTGATGTGGCGTTCGCGGCACCAGCCCACAGTTCGTTGAACTTCTGGATAAGGTCACTAGCGAAATCCACGATCGCGTGGATGACCTGTTGGATCATGTCCGCGAAGCCGCCCACAATGCCAGCACCGAATTCTATCACCGTGGCCACAACGTCCACACCAAGGGTAATGAACTTGGCAACGATGTCCCCTACCACGCCAATGACGGTGGCAAGCACCTGCAATAAGATACCGATGAGTTCATCCAATATGGTGATGACTGGCACTACCGCTTGGACCACGGACACGAAAGCGTCCACAATGCCCACGACTGCCGGCACCAGGGAAATAATCATCGGAATTAGTGGGGTGATACATTCCACCAACAGCTCAGCAAGAATCGGAATCAACGGAGCTACTGCCTCCAGCAGAGACACGAATCCCTCGACAATGGACACCACGGCCGGCACCAGCGCAATCACGGCCGGAATCAGCGGGGTAATCACATCTACCGCGAGCTGAAGCAGCATCGGAATCAGCGGTAACACCGCCTCCAGCAAAGACCCGAACGCCTGCACTAACGTCGGGAATACCGGTGCCAGCTGGTTTAGTGCATTGAGGATCGCTTCACCCAGAATCTGGGCGACCTGCACCAACACCGGCATAATCATTGCCAACACCGGCGACAACTGTTCAATCATCATCGAAACAAGCGGCACCACTGCCTGCACAATCTGCGCAAACACCTCCACCAACGGTGGCAGCAACGGGGCTAACTGCTGGATCATCTGCACCAACGCATCACCCATCACCTGAGCCAATTGCGTGAACACCGGAGTCAACTGCTCAATGATCGGCGTTAATTGCGTCACCAACGCCGTAATGACCGGGGCTAACGCCTCCGCTACTTGCAGCAACACCTGGGCCACGGACACCAGCACGGCATTGAAGGCTTCACCCAACACCGGCAACAGTGGGGACAGCGCATCAAGAAGCTGGCCGAAAGCCTGCGCCACCGGAATCAACGCATCCGCCAACCCCTGGCCCAGAACCGCCACCAGCGGCCCCAAAGCAGCACCCAACTGGCCGATTACCTCACCGATCGGAGCCATCGCCGGAGCAAACGCCGCCAACCCATCCGCCAAGCCCTGCACCAACACCTGAATGCCCGGCGCGGCCGCCTGGATGAATTCGGCAATGGCCGGCATGATAGTGCCACCAATAGTTTGCAGCGCCGTGGACAAGATCGGCATTAGCGCTGCGAGACTATCGGTCATAGCCCCGAAGAACGTCGTGAGGGCCTGTTGGCCTTCCATAGAGTTAACGAAGTTGTTGACCATTTCCAGCAACTGGCCCAATGGGCCTAAAGATGCCTGGCCGGCTGCGGATGCCGCGTGAAACACGCCGGAAATAATGCCGCCGATGTTGGATAGGGTGTGCCCTAAGGTTTTGAGGGCCTCAACACCGTTTTGGACCCACTGGTCGAATTGGCCGTTTTGGGTTGACTGGGTGAGGAAATCCGCCAACCTAGTGCCGGCCTCACCTAAGTATTGACCTAGTTGCGGTAGGTAGGCGGATCCTGCCGCCCCGATATCCACCAGTGCTTGAGTTAATGGCCTGGCAGCTTGGTTAACGTTAGCGAACATTCCGGCGGTATTGCCCAACATGCGGTCCAGCCCTACCTGGGACGACTCGCTAGCCAACGCTGCGATCGTGGACCGCAAACCGGAATTGATCTCGGCTGCGATACCAGCGAGACCAACCCTAAGGATAGGCAGCTGCGCAGTAGCTAAATCCGTGATGGACTCGCCCAAGCCTGCAAAGAGGTTATCCTGTACCTCCAGGCGAAGCTCTTTCCACTGGGCGCTCAGGGCCTGGATGGCAAGCACAAAAGCTTGGGCATTAGGGGAAAGGTTCGCTAGCGCATCGGCGAAATCGTCGGTACCACCGGCGGCTTTTTCACCAGCTTCGGCATAGTTATCTAGCGCGTCAACGAGCTGTTCCTGCGCCTGAACCACACCGTCTTGCGCGTCTGCCAGGTTACGCTGGGCATCTTCTACACCGCGGTAAGCGTCTTCTACCCGGCGTTGCGCATCTTCCACGCCACGCTGTGCATCTTCTACACCACGGTGGGCGTCCTCTACGCCACGCTGCGCGTCGGCTTCTTTTTCCGCTGCTTCCGCTACTTTTTCCTTAGCCGCAACAACTTTGTCTGACCCCTCAACGCCTTTATCCGAAGCGGCCTGTGTGTCATGGGCCAGTTTGTTGTTTTTCTCCCGCATTTCGTCGAGAGACCGCAGAGATTTACGGTAGGCCAGATCGGCTTCGGCGATATCCAGACGGCTGGATTCTGGGTCTTCCTGAGCTTCCCGTAGCCGCTGTTTAGCGCGCGCAACCGCTAAAACGGCGTCCTCTTCATTCAAGGCCGCGTCTTGCAGTTGCTGCTTCATATCTTGCAGATCCCGGGCAGCGTCCTTCCTCGCCTGGTTCAGATCCTGCTGGGCCTTACGGGAATTCTTCTGGGCTTCAACAACGCTACGTTCCGCGTCGGCAACCTTGCGTTCCGCATCCTCTACTCGGCGGGCTGCATCTGCCACGCCACGGTGAGCGTCGTCGACTTTACGGGCGGCGTCAGCAACCCCACGGTGGGCGTCTTCTACCCGACGTTGGGCTGTGGCGATACCGCGCTCTGCGTTTTCTACCTGCCGCTGAGCGGATTTCATGGACTTATCGGTGTCAGTAGTGGCGGCCGCAGCACCCTTGCCCATGGCGGAAAATGTTTTACCCACCCCGGACACACCAATGCCCAGTGCAGCGAGCGCTCCAGCGGCTGCGGCGGCTAGGGCTGGTAGCGTAGCCAGGGCGCCGGATGCTGTCACCAGCACCTGAGTCATAGCGGCAAGCGGGCCAACAGCGCCAGTGGCAGCAACCCCGATCACACCCAATCCGACACCTCGGGCTGCAAGACCAGTCATTGCGGCACTCGCGGCCCGAGCGTGAGCAGTAATACTAGCGATCTGCGCCTGGGCAGCAGCAAGACCAGCTCTGCCAACCCTGACCGCAATCTCGGTGGTACGCCGCACCGTGAGACCAGCCAACTGGGCAGCTGCGCGGCCGATATTAGCCCTAGCCACTATTTCAGCGACACGACGTCGCGCTAGCGCTGCTAACTTCGCTGATGCTGCACTAGTGTCAGCGTCGGCCTCAATCTCG